CAGCAACTGGTCAAAAAGTTGCTTTCGAGAATATTTAAAGAAGACTCAGCAATCCATTAACGCTTCTCTTTGCGTTAATGTCAGAATAGGGAACTGCAGGATTGTCAAGAAGTTCTGGAGTCTGCCCTCTCATGTTGGCGACTCTCGTGATCTCCTCGTTCTCCTTGTCCGTTGCGAGATAGCGACTCTCTAGGATTGAGGTCGTTATTTCTTTCGCACTTGCAAGATCCACATCCACAGCTGAACTTGAGTGGTTGTACTTCCATGCGTTTCTGAATACTGTAGTTGGTAAGGCAGTATGATCGATTAGAGCATACTCTGCCGTAGGGACATCCTTTGCGATAATATCTTCATCAGATAATACGCACTGTTCTGAGGGGATGACGACATTGCAGAAGCCATCATCTCCATTGTATACGATGACTTGTCTTGACATTAGACTGCTGTAGCAACTACGACATTTGTTGCGGTAGGATAGATAAGCAATACCTTAGTTCTAGCATCGCTATCATCTCTACCATATACCTCAATTTTGCTAGTACCACCGCCAGGAAGATCAAAGGTGGCAATATAATGATTAGCTTGGAGAGCCATGGATTATAAGAATAATTTCTACTAACCTATTTATCAACAATAAAGTCACCAATTACGAGAGTGTCGATATCCATCTTAAGAAAGGATGTGATAGCATGACATGGGGTCTCCACAATAGGTTCTCCATTGTCATTAAAAGAAGTGTTTAATACTACTGGAAGATCCAATTTGCCAAGCAATTCATAAACTCTAGAGTTCTGAGATTCAGTTACTGTTTGAATACGGCATGTCTTATCGGCATGAGTAATAGCAGGTAACTTATCAGTCTTAGATGTTTGACAATATAACATGTATGGAGTTACAAATCCTTCCTCAAAATAATCTGCAACATCTTCTTCTCTAATAATTCCAGCGAAGGGACGCCACTCCTCACGATGTTTGACTCTTTTATTGATAATATCCTTGTTCTCTGCCTTTGTAGGACTCATAAAGATAGATCTAGATCCTAATGCTCTGGGACCATGTTCAGATCTGCCTTGGAACCAACCAACAATCTTTTGATCTTGGATTCTATCTGCAACATCATTTACATCATAGGCAGAATACTTTAGACCAAAAGCATCGAGATAAGATTTGATCTCCTCGTTTGAATACTCTTTACCCAATAGGGCAAGGTTGTCTGGAAGTTCAATCGTTTCTCCCTCCTCAAAACATCCCCAGATAGCAGCACCAAAGTGGATACCAGCATCATCTGTGAATGGTGGGATGTGTATATTATCGAACATACCACTCTGTTTGATTAGAGTGTTGGTGACAATATTCAGGTAGGAACCACCAGCAAAACAGATAGTATCATCTAAATGATACTTCCTCAACTCTTTCAACCACGCCAACATAGCATCTTCAAAGAGTTTCTGAATCCATGCTGCAGCATCTGCTGGGGTCTTAGGAACTACATTCCAACCACCCTCGGGAAATGCAACATAGGGCACCGTATGATTGATGACCGAGTATTCTCCTGCATATTCATCCAGAGAACCATAAGCAGATAATCCCATAATCTTTCCAACTGAAGAAATACAGTCGGTCCAATCAGTTATTGCCTTTTGTCTTATAGTTGCGTATATTCTAGATGATACATGTGAGTAGAGATTGCCAAAGTTATTGACATTCTGCTCTGGCATATTATACAATCTGAAGACTTTCTTCTCTTTATTAAAATATCCTATTGAGTTATTTTCTGCAAAGAATATATTGTTCTGATATGGATCATATAGACCAGATCCACCACCATCTACTGTTAGAAATGTCCCCTCATTAAAAGGGGAAGTAAAAACAGTAGATGCAGCATGTGCTTGATGGTGTCCGCAGAATCTAACTTCTGCTTTTGGAAACTCTGGTCGAACAAACTTCAGGATAGTCTCTTCATTGTAATGAAAAGAAACTGCTGTAGAATATGTTGTGACATAGTAAACAATATCTACATCGTCAGGAGATATACTAGCAGTTTCCAAACAATATTTTATGGCATTTTTGGGGAAGTTCCCATCATATTTGATTCGAGATAATCTCTCTTCGTTTATGCTACAAATATGCTTACCGTCAATAAAAATGCTGCAACCAGCGTCATGCTGGGCAGCATCATTAATGGTATTAGTGTCGGGATTAGTTACATTGGCAGCAGAAGGGTGATTGATATCACCCTTTTCAAAAGCACCATAAATGCCAACAATGATCATTCTTCAGCGAGTTTCTGGAAATAACTAAGGGCATCATCTTCTTCGATGGCACCACCCATGTCTACTTTGCCAGCAACAGGATCCTTGCTAAAGTTGGGAGTAAAATCAGTCTCCTCATCAATAGTCTCGGGATCGGGTGCCTTGGGAGTAGCAGCAACGCCAAGAACATAATCAAGACGCTTCTTCAGATCCTCATAGGACTTGAATTGCTCAGGTGCAACCAGTTCAGCAAGAGAATACTGCTTCTTCCAGATTGCTTCCATGGCATCGTCATCATCCAGGAGAGCACCAGGACGAGCGAACTCGGAACTATCATAGTTCCAGTAACCAGCAACTTTCTTGATCTTGATCTTGAAGTCGGCACCTGCCCAGAAGTCGAAGGGGTTGATAGGTTCTTCGTCTTCAAACTCAGGTTGCATGGCAGACATGACCTTATCAAAGATCTTCTTACCAAACTTGTAGAGGAATACACGACCCTCATTGTCAGGATTGGCAGGATCCTTGACGACATAGATGTTAGCGTAGTAAGAGAGCTTACGCTTCTGCTTACGAGCAGTCTCTTTGTCAGAATCAATACCACTGTTCCAGAGACTGGAGTTCAGTTCAGAAACAGGGTCCTTGCCACCGTTGGTGGTCAGGGAATTCTCGATGTACCAACCGCCAGGACCTTGGAAGGCATGGGAGTACATTTTTGCCCACGGCAGATCTTCGCCGTTAGGAGCAGGGAGGAAACGGATAACAGCATAACCGTTGCCAGCTTTATCGACCTCTGGTTTCCAGAGACGATCATCAGACGCGCCACCTCCTTTATTGGTTTTTTCGACTTCCTTGACCAGTTTGGCGGTCAGGGAACCAAGGGAGGATTGCTTTTTAAGGGATGCAAATGACATTTGATTTGGCTTGTGTAAATTGGATTTGGTCTTTACGGGTCTATTATAGGGCGGACCCACGCCCAGTGTCAAGAGATTTGTTCTCTGACTTTTTCTAGGGTTTTCTGCATGTTCGCAAACAAGACCCCGCAGTCAACATCTTTGGGGAAACCCATCATAACAGCAGATTTACGAACATTCTCGCGCATTTCTCTTGCACGAGGGTCATCAGAGAGTGACATCCGTGTATAAAGATTTCTCTGCTTTTCCAGCAAAGTATCAAGTTTATCAAGATGCTTCAATTTTTCTTCATGATCTAACTTATCAAAGGTAAACACCTCAGTATAAATCTCCTCTTGAAGTTCATTGATATCAGTGATGGCATCTTGAACGAATTCTGAATCAAAGAAATCGGACATCTGTCTCCTCTGCCTTAAGCTTATTTAGAGCGGTAGCTTCGCTCTAGTGGTCTTTTTCATGAAATTGAGATCCTGAGCATCACGCTTCAGTTTTTCCTTCAATGGTTTGGAAATAAGTTTGGTGATGGAGTCAACCTCCATACCATTCTCCTCGCAAAACAGGACAATTGCCTCAATATAATTGATCTTTTCTTTGAGAACCAGATTTTCGATCTCAAGAGAGAACTTTGCGGCATTCATAAACTTTTTGCCCAAAGCTTTGCTTAGTTCATTTTCCATTTAGATGATACTCTACGAAGTTTCTGATGTATTTGGTAAGTAACTTCATGTACTTAAGTTTATCATATTCTTGATAGACTTTGCAAGACCCATCTTCACATGCCATGATGATGACAAATTTCTTGACAGGTGTTCCAGTCAGTTCGTAGTACATGCAAGCATAAGCAGCACATTGAACAAAATAACCCTCAATCCAATCCCTCGGTTTTGGTTTTGCCGAAGTCTTGAAGTCAATGACTGCTAATTCTCCCTCATACTCAGCAATACAGTCTACAGTACCAGCAACACCTAGTTGCTCGCTGTAGAGAGATCCTTCCAGAGTGTGAATATTATCGATTCTATTCAGATCGGGTTTAGCGATCTTGAATAGAAAATCAGGAAGAGGTTTAACCTTAGGGAGATCTTTATTCTTTAGGTAATTCTCTGTGAGCGTGTGCATGTCAGTGCCACGACTCGTCGCTTTACGAGTGATCGTGTTTGCGACCTCTTCCCCAACTCTTTTACGCCATTTGGCGAACTTTTCTCTATTATAAAAACTGATGATAGAGGTAATGGATACCATCTTTGCATCAGGTGTAGAATAATATCGAACACCGTCAACGGTGTCTCTCTCTAAACGAGGGAGTTCAATTTCAAGATGATTAAACATTACATACCGAGTGCCAATTTAGTTGCGAGATACTCCTTACAAAGACCAGAACGAACGATGTCATCAACACCAAACTCAATGGATGCAAACGATGGCATCTGCTCCAGGATCTTCATAAAGTCCAGGATACCATTGCGCTCATATGTCTTTGTGAGGTCAGTCTGAGTGGCATCACCACAGAAGTGAATCTTGGTGTTCTCACCCACTCTCGTAATTATACTATCTAATTCATGAAAGTTCAAGTTCTGACATTCATCAACGATGACAATGGCATCATCGAGAGTTGTGCCACGGATGAACGATGTGGACCAGAATGAGATAGTCTCCTGTTGCTTCAAATTACCATACAGCATTTCAAAGTCGGAATCTGTAGGCATCTCAAACATATACTTGACCATATTCTTATAAGGAATCTGGTAAAGTGCAGATTTGTCCTCATGGTCACCAGGCAGGAAACCAATTTCTCTGGTAGAAACAAGAGAACGAACAATATAGATCTTTTGATAAGGAGAGTTTTCGTCTAGAACATCCCGAAGCGCATTATACAGAACAATGAATGTTTTACCTGTACCTGCTGCTCCATATGCAAAAATGTTTTTCCCTTCAGCATAATCTTTGAATAGAGTATCCTGATTATCTGTGAGGGGAGTAATATCAACGAGGAAGTCACTATTGACTGGTTTCTTCCTCCTCATCTGTTTAGCAGTCATACCAACACCAATGGGATTTTCAGACTTTCTCTTTCTGGGCATAAGTTTTAGTCGAGGGTTAGTTTTTGACGGTTGCGACCCGTTTTTTGTGCTCCACGAAGAACCTCATTCCAACCAGGATGAGATTTACGAAGTTTGTCCTTCCATTCACCAACTTCACCCGCAGCAGGGCATGTGGATGGATCTGACCAATCCCGCTGCCAGTCGGGATTGTCTTCACACCACTTTGTCCATTCATGTACACTGAGAACAATATCCTTTTGTTCTCCAGTTTTTTTATTGATAATAGGATAAGTTGCCATTGTAATTAATTACATAAAAGTATTTATTAGCACCACTCCATCGCTTTACCGACAGTCGGGTATTGTTCGCAGAAAATTTCTTTTGCTTGATTAGCAATATCCATATGCTCTGCCTGGGTTCCATTTGCGCTTCTAAGGGCGATATAATGGATCCATGACCTGCATGATCCTGTCATGTAGATTCTGGTGGGTACGGCGAGCGGAAGCACCATTCTAGCGCATTCCTTGGCGATTCCCTTATCAAGCATGGTCCTGTAAAGATCAAGACCTTCTTCAAAATAACGCTGCATTGCTATTTCAAATTGTTGCCTGATAAAAGGATCTACATCATCAATAGAGTTCTGACGATTCTTGGTATCCTGCCGACGAAGTTTCGGCATGGGAATCGTATCGGAAAGCAGAGTAGAATCTGCATACCGTTGGGAAAACTCTTGATATGTGAAGCTACGGTGACGCAAAATTTGAGCTGCGATTGCCCTTGAGGTTTGAATCTCTAGGGTCATATATGCTTGCTCAAATACAGACCAATGTCCGTGCTTGATACAATATTTTAGCAGACCTTCAAAACTGGGATTATCCTGATTTTTTGGATTTGAGACTCTGGCGACATACGCCATTGTTTCTTCAGGATTCGGCGTTGCTTGCACCAGTGTCACTTTCTCCATTCAACCCTCTCATGTGTTTTAGTTTCAATCCTTTCTTGGCGATTTTCTTCGCCTTCTTCATATATAACAGTTCTTCCTCTGTATATAACCAAGGTTGCTTAAGAGCTGCCTTGGTTAATCGAATCGTGTCCTTCATCCGCATAGTAGACCTCGTAGTATTTGATGATTCCGTGAGTTATCATATTTCCCTGAGATACCCAATCATGGGCACACTCGTAGATGCTCTGATTTGAGTATTTAGGCGAACCATCAGAATTCAACTCGCTACCGAAACGCTTCAAAAGAACTGACAGAGCAGAACTTCTAGCGTCCATCTTTTCGGGACTATAGCGCCAATCAGTCTGCATATCCGTCATCGTCGTCGTTAGAGTTATAGTATTCAATAGGATCGTCGTAATTCTCTCTTGGTTTGGTATAGGCTTCTTTGTCAGCGAAAACTTCTGACTCCAATTCAAGAATTAGTGCTTTAAGGGTCCGAACGAGACCTTTCAAAACTGCTCTGTCCATAAAAAATCGCGTTTTGTCTATTTTACATAAAAAAAGGAAGGGCGTCAACCCTTCCTATTATATAACGGTTCAACTGATAACAGTTGCTCGAAATATTCGTGTAGGTGGATTTGATAGCAAGACCAATATGTCACCCCTCTATATTTGAGTTGGTAACATGCTGGAGGTCTTGAATCTTTATCCATGTCATCATCATGATAGACATAGGATTGATTCACTTGCTATAAACCCTCCCGCGATAGCAGAAAGTGCCATGAGTCTCTGTGGACTCTACGCAACGCTGATCATACTCAACACCACGATATGCAGTGTGCAAGATTTGAGCATCGTGAAGGGCAGCTGCCTTGTCGATCTGCTTTTTGATGAGATTTAAGGTGTTCATCGGTTTACTCCTGAAGTTGGGTGAAAATTAACCTTCTCAGCTTTCGCTGGATCCGTTTTTTCCCGTTCCTTCAGTCGTTTGCGTCCCAGTAACATTCAGGCACAGATTCCTTTACGGTCTCTAACAGTTCTACCACCACTTTGGCAGGCAGTTCTGATTGATTCTTTTCGATCCTCAACATTAGAGTATCGGCATCCTGACATGTCATACTTAAGTATAATAGCAACTCAATCATGGGATGAACGCTCCGTTCCGCGACTTACTTGCGTCTCATGTGTATGTACCTTCACATTGACCTTCTACTTTTGACTTGAGATATCCGATCAGATTCCACTTAGACCGTTGGTCTAGGTTAGAATCCATTTGGATTTCTATTCGTCTCTGTAAGAACCTTTCACACGACATATGCCACCCGTAGGGGTTGTCGTCCGCATGATGGGCAAGGGTCAATGCCAGTAGGATACTGAGCATGAGATGAACGACAGGTCTATTATAGACCTCATGCCTTATTTAGTCAAGCAATTGTGTAACTTATGATACAATTTAAAAAACCTTATGAGTCCAAAAATACCTGGGATTTTTTTTCCCGAATATTTGGATTACTTTTTCGATTTTGATTTGGGTTCGTTGCCCCAAAGTTTTGGATTGACTTTACCTTCTGTCTGAGTCATGTTGACAAAATCACGCCTGTAATGATCCCAATAGTGATCAAAAATATCAACCTTCTTGGAAGAGACGACGATATCAAACTTAGTCAGACCGTCTACCATATACTCTATCAAGTAGGCAGTATACGGTAGAGAGGTGTCCTGAGACAATGAAGGATCACAATCTTCGTGGAGAATCTTAATCTTCAACGGCGACCGCCCCAATCAACATCAGGATAGGCTTCTTTCACGACATTGTGCGTGATACGATACTTCTTGCCGAGGTCTTTGTCCTTAACGAGGCAAACAAGTTCTGCTTCATCAGGATGAAGAGACTCAAGCAATTCAATGAACAGTGCTTCTCTACGAGTCGTCTTGAGACTGTCATTACCACCCTTCACATAGTTGTAAAGAGTCCGATACTGACTGGCAAGTTTACTCTGACTGTCCACAGTGGGTGAGTCATTGGGAGTGTAAGGAACCTCTCCTTCAGGAAGAGCACTCTCAATGCTAGGATCAAAATTCCATACAAAGAGGGCAACCAATGCAGGAGAACGATTCTCCTGCAAGATTTTGATCTTCGATGATTTTGTCTTAGCACTAGAGACCGCTTGCATAATCTCAGATTGAAGCGGGTGGGGTGGCAATTTAGGCATGATTTTTCAAATAGTAATTAATCTTCGTCGTCGTCAAGATCATTTTCAAAACGGAAGGCGATGAGAGAATCGGGAATAATGTTTCCGTCTTCATCATACATCTCGGGATGCAGACCCTGTGGTTGAGGTTGCCGATCGTGATGGTACATCATGTATTCTCTGAGTACCCATCCTAACATACAACCGACGATCAGGGCACCGATTACTAAGAACGACCCTGCTACTAAACTGACAGCCAGCATTTTCTTATGCTCCCTTGGGATTATCTTTCTTGAAGTCCAGTGAGATTTCAAAGTAAAAATGCACTTCCCGTTTAAGGAAGCGAACCATCTTTCCGAACATCAACTGGAAAGTTTTTGGTTGTTCCTTCCTCTTACCTCCATTGAGAATGAACTCAACTCCACGATTTGTGTGGATGTCATTATTTAGTGATTCATCAGACAAGATTCTTCTCTTTAAAATATTGTACTGTTTCAGCAGCACCTCCGATAACTTTATCGCCGTGAACTACCTGAGGGAAGTACTTTGTGTCAAATTCGTCTTGGAATTCTTCGATTGTAAAGTCTTTATCGAGAGTATAGACCACGAACTTCTGTTCGGTGATCTCCATTAGCTGCTGTACCTGGCGGCAGTATCCGCAGCCAGGCATTGAGTAGATTGTAAACATGGAGGACTAAGATGTCAAGCTCAAATATATGTAGGTTCTCCGTCCTGTCCACCGAGGGTCATTATGCTCAATTCCCCAAGATCTTCAAGGGCGGGGATACCATTATAC